CTCGGGCTAAAAGCTGCTGGCGGCGAGCGCATCTGCCCGGTCTTCGTGGACACCAAGGGCGCGGCCGGCAAGTCCGCGCTCTGTCGCTACCTCCTCAAAAACCACGGGGCGCTGTACATGCGCGGCGGCGCAACAAAGGACCTCATGTGCCAAGTGGCCATGGAGGCGCTGGGCGACCCCGACATCAAAGGTTCCAAAGGCCGCCGCGTCCCGTACGCGCTGATCGACGCAACGCGCGCCACCGAGGCCGCGCACCTGCCCTACGCTACCATCGAGCAGCTCACCGACGGCCTCGGCACTTCCACCAAATACAAGTCCCGCTCCATGGTGCTAAACTACCGCATCCAGTGCGCCATCTTCACCAACGCGCGGCCCATGCTCGAACGCCTCTCCGCTGACCGCTGGATGGTTTTCGACCTCACCCAGACGCCAGCGGGCGACTGGACGATGAAGCACATCAACATCAAGGCGGCAAACCCGGCGTTCTTCTCCACTACCGTGGAGGCCGACTTTTGCCACAAGGCCCGCTGGGAGCAGCTCGGCTACAAATTCAAAGAGGCTTCGCCCGTGGCACACGCAGGCGAAAAACACGGGCGGGATGAAGAGGAAGAATAAAGTTTTATCTCGCTAGCGCTCGTAAGGCCCTACTCCTCCTGCGGGGGCTTACCAGCCTCCTCGTCGTCGTGGGCCATTGCAGTGATAGAGGAGTCATTCATTCATTCTACACCCGGCCTCAATCACTGAACATTCTACGTGGGCCCACATCCTCATCGTTCTTATAACGTCGCCTAGCGCGCCGCTCCTCAAGATCTGCTTCGTATTCGGCCTCAGCACGGCGCCTCATCCTCTCACGATGCCTCTCTCGCCAGCGAGCCTGGGCCTCACGCGCGCGGCGCTGCTGCGCAGTTTCCGGTTTCCTGACCGGACCAACACGCCGCGCTGGACCTTCATCCCCATAATCACCCCGATAATGACGCATGGCGTCACCCATCCCCCTCACCGCCCCGTAAACGCGGTGGGGAACTGCGGAGAACCTTCCTCTTGGCATCCTTACTGCGGCTGGTTGTCGTCGTCGGCACACTCAAGGGTCGATGAGTCGACCTTCTCAAGTAAATCGCGCAAAGCCCGGACAACGTCGTGATTAGGAGGAAACACAGACTCCACAATGGGTAAGATTGCGGCGGCCCAAAAACTGATGGAGTAGTGGACACTGCAAAGCTCACACATGGAGTGTAGGTGGGTTCCTCCATTCTAAGGTGGGAGTAACCGTCCATGTAACCGTTCCCCACCTCCCCCACCTACGAAAGTGTCCGCACGTCTCGCATCAGACGCGCTCGACACTCAAGACGCTGATCACCCAGCGGTTCGTGGTTCTCTCAATCCAGTTGGAAAACGTGCGCCAAGGCGCATCCTCTTGGACGACAGACTACCAATCGGACCTTTCGGAATGGGCGAACCAATGGCAAGCCAAGGAGGTGGGGGAGGCGGAGGCCCTGTCTGGGAGGAAGTGCCGAGGTACATCACGCGCACGAAACGCTTACGCATGAGCAGAGGCGATTTCATATCGGCCTACGGTTTGGGTCGCAACCGAACGGCTGCAGGCGCAGCAGCACTAGCGGCTGCAGGCCTAGGTCGCTACCGCCTTAAACGCCGCACGCGGCGAACTGTACGCCGCAGGTACAGGGGCAAAGGCGGTTTCTGGAGTGACCTCTGGGGCAAGACCGCAGGCATTCGGAACCGCCTAGGTGACATGGCACGCAGCAGCACCAACCCCTACTTACAGCTCGCAGGCCAAGCATCGAGGATGCTTGGCACGGGGGCGTACGAAGGAGAAGACGGCGCAGCGGTAAGCAACGAAATCGTTGACGGTGGAACCGGCATGCACGTACCGGTTTTCAACGCAACACCCTCAGGCGAAATGGGCGCAATCACGATCAGCCACCGAGAATTCGTGGCTGACGTGTACGCCCCTACATCAGCAGGGTACTTCAACAACATCACGTACGGCCTAAACCCCGCACTGCCACAAACTTTCCCGTGGCTGTCCCAGCTCGCCGCCAACTATGACGAGTACACGATCAAGCAGCTGATTTTCACATTCCGCTCCACTATCACCGATTTCGTGGCAAGCAACGGGCAAGTTGGCACGCTCATCATGGCAACCCAGTACAACGCAAACGACACACCGTTTGCGTCAAAGCAAGACATGATGGAATACTCGGGCGCGGTATCCGCGAAATGCAGCCAGACAGTGGTGGCAGGGGTCGAATGCGACCCTGCACAGCTGTCTGGCCCGCCCGGCAAATACACGCGGTCAGGGCCAACGCCACCCGGGGAAGACACCAAAACGTACGACCTGGGCACGTTTAACATCGCAACGGCTAACACCCCGACCGTATTCAACAACCAAGCCATTGGCGAATTGTGGGTTTCCTACACAGTTGAACTGCGGAAACCCAAATTCTTCGTCAGCCGCGCCCAGAGCTTGCTAACGGATCTATTCATGGCCCAAGGGCCCTCACCAAGCATCTCCGAATGCCCGTGGGCATCCGGCCAACAAAACCGCATCGGCGGTTACGTGTCCAGGAGCTTGCCCACCTTCCCGTGGATCCCGGGGCCCGGCGCAAACGTACTGTATTACACTTTCCCGCCCACGTTTTCCGGAAACGTGGAAGTGCTAATACAGTTAGACGAAAGCATCAACGCTGGGCCTAACACTACAGGCATCAAAGTAGGCCCACAAGCACCGTCACCTGGCACCACATTGCCGCCAGGCATCGTGCCAATCAACGATTTGTGGGACAACAACAACTGGACCTACGAACAGATCAGCCAAGGCACGGCAACAACGTACGCAAAATCCACGTACCGTGCACACTTCAAGGTAACTTCGCCCACGACAGCGCAAACAACCATCGTGGACAACATTCTTCGCATCGAAGCAACAGCAACACCTGGAATTCCAATCATCGCGCCGAGTTACACCGTGAACTCATGGACAATTACAGTGTCCATGTACAACACAGGGCTCAACTACGACAGGGTTGACAGGCCCCTGCTTGCAAACCCAAACACGTTGCAACTCATTGACTTCCCGCAAGGCGCGGGCTTCGTACTGTAACCGCTGAAACTTCGGGTACCGGAGCGGTTACACAACCGCCAACAAAGCACACAAAAACAAAAGTGACATTTTTTGCACATCTACTCTCGTTTTTACACGCTCGCAACAAATGAACGTGCGTCCGATTCGCGCTCGCACTGTGATCACGATGGTGTGGTTAATTTTATTTTTCGCTTGGCCATTTTTGCACAAAACGTTTTTTTCGTATCCACGTGTCACACCACCCACCTTACAACGTTTTCGTGCAGATCGACATGGCAAGCGACATTCCAAGGTGGGATTCGCCCCTGGGGGGCTCATCGGTGGACCAGCTATCAAGTGGCGACTTCGAGCTGATCCCCCCGTACCAGCCGCGGCGTGTGGAGCCGTCGCTGGTATCGAGTGGTGAGGAGGCCACCTGGTGCGTAACTGCCGGCGTAACCGCCGGCTAGTACCGTAACCGCCTGTAGTGCTACAGCACTACAGGCGGCTACAGGCAAAGGGGGGAATCTAAGATCCGCGGGGGATCTGCCCCTTTGCCTGGTTGGCTACACCGCTACATGTGCTACAGTGGCGGTTTCGCCGGCGGTTTCGGCGGTTACGGCGGTTACGACCTAACCCTAACCCTGACCTAACCCCAACCCCACCCCTCACAGGCCCGAGCGGGACTTGTTCGAGGGGGACGAAACCGAGGTTACGGCACCGCTGGCTTACAGTGACCTGCCGGCGGAGATGAAGACCACGGGCAACGGCTTTCGCGGCATCGTGTTCGCCATCCACTTCCGCGGAGCAGCGAACCAGCACCGCATCGCCAACTTCATCTCCATCATCAACTCGCGCCTGCGCTCGCTGCGGGGCACCAACGCCAAGTACGTCTTCGCGCTGGAGCTCACCGCGGACGGCAACCTCCACGCGCAAGGCGCCTTCTACTCCAACACGCCGCGCCCCCACTCCCAATGGGCGCGGCACATTGGCGCGCACCAGCGCATGGTGGGCACGTGGCAGCAAGCGTGCCACTACGTGCTAAAGCCCGAGTCCAAGCCCAACCGCGCATGGTGCTTGCAGCGCGGCATCGACGACGACTACATCGACCGCGCAACCTACTTCACGGAGCGGGTGGACGACTTCATCACAACGGAGGAGTTGGCGCGCATCCGCGGCGTGGCGTGCTGCAAGCTAAAGGACTGCTTCTGCGAGACGTGGCGCATCGAGTCCAAGGAGCAGCCCGTTGAGGAGGAGATCGACGAGATCACGCTCAAGTACGAGGAACTCCGGCCCTGGCAGCGCAACGCGCTAGACATCATCCTCGGGCTAAAAGCTGCTGGCGGCGAGCGCATCTGCCCGGTCTTCGTGGACACCAAGGGCGCGGCCGGCAAGTCCGCGCTCTGTCGCTACCTCCTCAAAAACCACGGGGCGCTGTACATGC